ATTCTCACTACGAATGGTGTCTTCAAAGTATTTGTCATCGTAGTTAGGCCCCATGTCAAGACATGCAGCAACAGCTTCAGGATTAAAAAATGGTTTATCCATAAGATCACGAACTTGTGATCTATTAAGTCTATGGCGTTGAATAATATAAGAACAGTCTTCAATACTGGTTGCAGCAGGATCAGGATAAAAGTTCCAGCAAGAAACTGATTCTACTTTAGGAATAATTTTCTTTTCTGGAGAATAGTTATCTTCACCATCCCAACGGTGTAATGTTTTACTCTCATTAAGTGGTCCTTTAACAACACCTGTTCCTAACAATGCACACTCAAATAAAGAATGTCTTAAAACATTTGGGGCGTTATTTTCATGTAACTGATCATGGATAGTTTTTTCCATGAGCCTAGCAGTCTCTCTAGATGGGCTTATTTGTGGCTCACCAAGTCTGGATGGGCCTTCCTCTAAATTAGCACCCTCATATTTTTGTTCTAATCCTCCAAGTGGAGAAGCTTCTGTAGCACCGGGTTCAAGTTCTCTACCATCCCCCGGAAAACCATAGGGGCTTTCTGCGGGTTGTTCTGTTATGTCTGGAGTTGTTTTAAGGTGTGCAAACTCTGCAATACCTTCTGGTACAGGAGTAGATTCAACAACTATAGGAAACTTTTTGTTAGCAAATAAAACATCTATTATCTGACCATAAGCCGCTAAAACTTTAGTTTTTGTAATTTTTAAAAATACTTTACTTTTTTCAGACTCTCTAAATTGAGTAGTCGAATCGTAAATACCTCTAAAGTTTTTGTACGCTTTTAGCCATCGTTGTTCGTGCTGATAACGACCAGTTTCTGCATCTTCAAACTTAGATTTTACAGCGCCAGCTATGTTTGTAGATGCTTCATCAACAAGAGCTACTGCTGGAGTGTCACCAAATGGTGTATCGGGCATAGCCTTTTCCTAAAAGTTTAATAGTTTTTTTCGTCTGCCATTTTAAATACAGCGGGATCAAACTTATTGTCTGGATTTGCTTTACGCCCCATATCAACAATTTGCTTGTCTCTATCCATTGGCCCAGCAATAACTGAGTCTAACTTTTCACGATGTAAAGCTCCATCAGGAACAGGGCTAACTTCTCCTTGTTTCTTCATAAGCCCCATAATATATTCTTTTCCGTAAGTATACATTTGTATCTCCTTTTCTAAATTTATTCTACGCTCATAAACGTAGGACTACCACTCTTGGGTAGCCTTCCTGTAGGTCTTGGTTTTTCTTCTATATACGTGTCCTCTTCGATAGGCCCTACGTACCTATCTGGATCAGCTTCATACTCAAAGTCTCTTTGTGTCATTCTTCCCTTAGACATATCTTCTATGTCTTCTCGTGAAAAATTTCCAGTTAATGTAGTAACAGCTATAGGAGAGCTTGGATCAATCATCGCCTTAACTGCTTCAGCAGCAGCAGCCTTTGCGTCTTTTGTTTGACCATAAGTTATACCTGCAACAGTTGCACCACCTAAAATTTGACCTATTATTCCTAGTCCTCTTATATTTCCTGATCTTCTTGCTGCCTTTTTAAATCTCTCTTCTCTTTTTCTTTTTTGTTCCTCAGTGCGGCGAAGAGGTTTAGTTTCTACAGGCTTTTTAGCTTTTTTAGCTTTTCCTCTTTTAGTCTCGCCTATACGTTCTTCGTATTGTGCATTTGCTGCTCTTATTTCATTTGCTTCTGAATTTAACCTATCCATTCTTTCGTCAAGTAAAAATATAGTTGAGCCTGTTGCTTTACGTTGTTCTTTTTCAAGTTCCGTTAATTCTTTTCTAATAGAAGCAAGTCTAGTTTTTCTTTGTTCGTACTTATCTTTATTTGATTTTCTTCCAGATACTGCTTCTTGTACGCCTTCTTTTTTTCCTTCTTCTCTAAGATAGTTTTGAATTTGTTGCTTTGTTACGGTTCTACGAGTAAAACGACCACTCTCAGGATCTCCAAGCCTTGTGTCTGATATTCTAAGTTTTGGTGGAGAATCATAATCTGGTCTTAACTTCGTTGTTCCTGATAAATTAAGCTCTTTATATAGGGCCATCCACGGAGGAGTTAAAAATCTTTTATTTGCAACGCCTTCTTTAAGCAAATACTCATCTTCTTTAGTTAAGATTCGCATTTGTTCGCCCCAATACTCCCCCGCAACCCCCTTTATTTGTCCGGCTTTTCGGGCCTCTACTAATTTATTTGCTTGTTCTGATTGTCGAAGATATACCCTCTCACGATTTTCTTGCTCTAGTATCTCACTAACAGGAGAAGGCCCCCTTACAACTTCTTTAGTGGCAGGATCAACACCTGTAATACGATCTTTTTTTCTACGAGATTCTTTAGGATAGATAACATTAACATCTTTTCTTTTATTAAAAGCTTCTATCTCTTTTAAACTCATATCTTTAGTTATCTGATCATATTCAGAGGGAGTCAAATTTGCAAAAGGTTTTTCGTAATCTGTTACAGGAAGTTTATCACCAAATGCAGCTTTTTCTATTATTTCTGCATCTCTTTGGCGTATGACTTCTTTATAAGCATCTCCTATGTCAGTTCCGGGGCCTTCTCTTAGTAGCCGTTGATTTTTTGTTTCTTTAACCACAATCAATATCCAAATACACTATCAAAAGCTTTAGGCTTATTTTCTTTCATCTTGTTCATCATGCTATTTATCGTTAGATGTCCTCTTGCTCTTGTCATGCACATATACCTTAATGCGTCGTAAGCATGATCATCAGATTTTGTATCTACATCTTCAGGATTAGTCTTAGATAGCGGTATACTAGATAGAGTTCTTATAAGATTGGTGCAAGTAGAAAGTATTTTAATTCTTGGTTCTTCTGTTAGTTCATCTACTTGTAACCGTCTATGAAGTTCCATCTTACCAGCTATTCTATTACGATCAGAAGGTGTCCACCTAACACCACTTCTAATCATTGTCTCTGCTATAGATGGACCTGTACCTGTTCTGTTCCAGCAGGAAGCATCAAGTACAGTATAATACATAGTAGGGTCGTCACCTTCTAGAGCAACTATAGTATTAGCAAGATTTTGTGCAGTTTGCCCTTTTGCGTAGTACTCTCTATATATCCAGAGAACGTCATCCCAATCTACTGCACCCCATAAAACACAAGAAGGTGCAGAATAGCCGTAGTCTGCAGCACGTACACGTATCCAATTTGTAGGTATTTGTACTTGAGTAGCATCTACAACGTGTATGTTACGCGAAAATTCGGGAAATGCCGCTCCCTCCGCAACATCCCAATCCCCATCAAGAAGTCTTCTTCTTTCCACCTCTGGGAGCGACCTCAACATGGCCTCATATTCACCACTTTGAGCGAGGTAGGGGTTATCTGTAAGCCGTGCTGGAATAAACTTGCGAAGAAACAGCGGCTCACCTGCTTTTCCGTTAGTTGATGTACTAGGCCAAAGTAAAGGTTTACCTGACTCTATGTCTGTCGCTGCAAAAGGAGTGCTTTCAGGGGCAGGGTCTATGTACATCTTCTTAACCCACCAGCCCCCAACTCCTCCGGGGTTTCCTGTGCAACGCATATATGCCTGAATGTTTGGATCAGTTGTTCTTAGCCGTGATCTTAAATATTCCCACACGTAAGGTGTAGGATAATGTGTTATTTCGTCTATTCCAATCCACGTAAAGGACTGTCCTTGGTATCTTGTTACGTCCTTATCTTTATCTAAGTACGAAAACCATGCTGTTGCTCCTGACGGGAACTGCCACATGGATTTTGCTTCTCTGAATATAGCACCGGGAAAAGCCTTTGGGTATAAATCCCTACTTTTATTAATAAGCTCCGTAAGCTCGTCAAGAGTCCTACGAATAAGTAGCGCACGGTGGTTAGAATTGCCACAGTAGCGCAGAAGGTCAGCAAGAAGGGCAAAAGACTTACCGCCACCAGCAGCCCCACCGTAAAATACATCTCTTTCGGGAGAGGCAAGAAAGTCTGTTTGTGGGCCATTGTTGGGCTTAAAAATAACTTCTGCTTCATCTTTAACCAATTCTTTTACGGAAGCAGGTACTTGCTCCAATATACTTTCTTCTATAACTTTTGAACCATTTTTACTGTAGATAGCTTCTTCTACAACCTTTAAACTTTCTTCTGTTCTTCTTACTGCCCCCCTTGCAGAATTTAATTTTTTAGATTGATTATCAGCACGTTTTTTAGCGGCTCTAACTCTTCTTTGAGAGTCCCTTCGGGCCTTAACTCTTCTT